TTTCGTTTATCCCAACATCTGCTGTAAAACAGATTGAATATAAGGAATGATATATATGGACACTGAAATGATTATACTACTTGCCGCTATTGCCGTAGGTCTTGGACTTGCCGGTTATAAAACATATAAAAAATTGATGGCTGATGGAAAAATCACACTCGATGAAGTTATGGATTTGGCCGAAGACCTCAAAGACCTTACAGAAAAATTACCTTCTATTTCATCAATGTCAAGAATGAAGAAAGGTGAGTTAATGGCACTTGCCAATGACAACGGCCTTGCTGTTGATGGAACAAGAGCCGACCTCATCTCTCGTATGAAAGAAGCAAAAGCGGTGATTGAAAATGGCAACTGATGATGTGCAGGATGTTCGTATCGAATCATTAGAAAGTCGAATTGACAAGCACGATATACTGTTTGAAAAAATGGCATCGGCTCAAACCGAGATGATGGTTTCAATTGCCAAATTACATTCAAGTGTTAAAATCCTATTGCTTTTCGTAGCCGCAGGTATGGGGCTTGACTTTACGGGGATGGTTTGAAATGGGATATTGCACGGCAACTGATGTTTCTATTCGATTAGGACTTGACTCGGCTCAAAAGGCACGAGCATTAACTCGCATTACAAGTGCAATCCGCCGAGCCAGTATTAGCATTGACCAAGAGTTCCGTGACTACGGGCGAGACTCACCATCCAGTGCTATCGTTTCTTCTACTCTCAATGGTGCAGTCGCTACTGGCGCAGTCACTATCACGCTACTCAGCACTGCTGGTTTTAGCACTGCTGGAACTGGAAACATAGATGGCGATGTATTCAAATGGACCGGTGTGGCCTCGCCTACTTTAACAGGCATCACTGGCATTGCTTATCCCCACTCAACAGGAGTCACTGTCGAAGAAGGCGAGTTCGCCGCAGTTATCCGAGAAGTATGTGCCGACCTTGCGTCTTCAATTTATCTCGAAGACGATGCGGCATTTCACCAAGGTGGTGCTGACCCAGTTCGGTCCAACATCCTAAGAATGCGTGGAACCGGAGAACTCAAGCGGCTTGCACACTTAGGAACGGTGGATTGATATGGATGTCCACATGACAAGGGGTGAATCATCGGTTCACTTTACAATGAAGGACCAACCTTTCAATAACATGCGAAAGCGCATGGAAAATGAGTCCGGTAAAATTATGGCTCAAGCAATCAAAGAAGTTCTACGGGAACAGATAAGCCCCACGCAATCTCAAATTAAGAGAGACACTGGACCTAAATTGCGAGCAATGGGACAGATAGTTGCTGACTCACTGATAGTTGAATTGGGGTCTAATAGACAAAATGAAGCCGAGGTTCGTTTTGGGTCCGACCCAATCGAGAGCGGTGGTGTCGAAGGAACTCGTGGTGGTAAATTAGCCGCTATACTTGAGTATGGGGCACAGCCTTTTGAGTATGGATTCACATTCAAAACAATAAAGAACTCCGCTTCATGGGGTGCCATTGGTGGCGGGTTCATTAACGCCAAGGGAGGCAACATGACTCATAGAGGGTTCGAGCCTCTTGATTGGTTGAGCAAGGCTCGTGATAGAGCGGCTCCTAAAATAGAACAGCGTATTACCGAAGCACTAAAGGAGGCATGGGGATGAGTATAGCGACGACAATCGAGTATTGGACAAGTAGAATGAATGGTGGCGACCCAATCGCCCTTACAAAATACGGTCAAGACAATGAGTCCTTTACCCTCACTGGGACTGGCTCGGATGGTTCAGCCGTTGGTGGGGCTTGGCAAATTGCCAATGCAGGAGCAGGTCAATACTGGTCTGTTATCCCAGCCACTAATGAACACACTATCGTCGCGTGCTTTAAGTTCACTGTTGCACCTGTCGATACAACCGTCCTCATGGAACTTGACAACGGAACATACAAAGTCCAAGTCCAATCCACCGGAGACTTACAGACTCTACGACTCGTTGGTGCAACCAGCGAGACAATTACTGACCTTGATTTAGGACAGGCTGACGCATTCGAGTCAGTGCCAATTATGATTCGCTTAACTCTTACTGCGGCAGGTGTAGCCACCATGTATTGTCGTGAGATTATCGAGGATGATGCCGGTATAGTGAATTATCTACAAGTCACTGGGGCCACAGGGTCCAGTAAGGTAATCAAGTGGGGTAATGATGACGGGACAATCCTATGGAACAATGTCTATGTCACTACCTTTGGGGCATTTAGCCCCGACGAACTATCAACTTCTCCATTCGTGACAGATAGCCTTATGCGTATGGCTCTTTCAATCGTAGAATTATTGCGAGACAGTAAGAGATTCTACTTAAAAAATCAAGTAGGTAGCGCGTCAATCCTCTATGGATATGACATATCATCGCAAATGATTTCACGCATCCCCCAACCATCAGTGCATGTTATCATGCGTAAGTTGGATTCGCCGGACTTTACTACGCTCGGCGGAACGAGAATTGAACAGAATTACACCGTTCTTCTTTTCATTACGACAAGAGGAACGGATTACAAGAACGCATATCGCATGGGTATGGAGATTGCCGGAGATTGTTTCGATGAACTTTATACGAATACCGGACTTAAAGGCAACACTGACAGCCTTACGAATTATGAAATTAACTTTGATACCAAAATGGATGACGACGAAGTAGTCTGTGTTCACCGTCTTGAAGTGACATATATGCGCCGTCTAAACATGCTCCACAGATGAAACCCTTAAATGACAACCGGTTCGTAGACTTACATAAGGTGAATCTCTATGACCTCTAATTTTACAAACCGCTATGTCTCTTTGACGCCCGAACACACGACCATCAGTGGTATTCGTTCCTATGGAACCGCCTCGGTTATGACCGCAACTGGAAAAATCTATGGTGAAGTCGATGATGAATCAATTTCATATAACTTTGACTTAATGGCTCGTAATGATATGTCCCGCTACGGTGTGGCTAAGTCGGTCAACGGCAAGGAATACTCCGAAGGTGGAATTAACCTTGTTATGCAACCCGACGACACTCTCGGACTATTACTCTATGGTCTCTACGGAGATGAATACGACGCCGGAGGTGTTGACGCCGCCGCTACTGGTTATACAATAAGTGGTTTTGTTCACACATGGAAAGAAGTAAATACACTTCTACTCCCTTCATTTACTATTGAAGTTGGTCGAGAAGAAAAGCAACATACCTACACTGGTATGTGTATGTCCTCTCTTTCAATCTCCGCATCCCATGGTGAATACGCTACAATCTCCGCTGACTTTACCGGCAAATCCGAATCGGCACTCACTACTCTCATAGCATCACCTACCTTCGGTGGAGCCGCACTTGATGGGTTCCACTTCGCTAATGGGACTGTTTCTTTTTCCGAGGCAGGTGCCTCATCCACCACGGTCACTTCTATTAAGTCGATAAGTCTTGAGTTCTCTACGAACCTCGATACTGATGCGGCTTGCTCAATCGGTAGCCGAACATACCTCCGACAACCTCAACCACAGGTTCGAGAAATTACTGGGAGCGTCGAGTTCTCTATCGCAAATACTGTTGCCGGTGGCAATACGCCCGACTACAACATGATGCTTACAACAGGTGGTAAAATCTTCGACGGTGCTATTGCTGAACCAGCAGTTCAACTTAACTTTACTAATGCCACCCAAAGCCTAAACATCGGTATTCAAAAGGTCCGATGGGAGGCACCTTCACTCAATGTTTCCGGTCGAGATACCTCAACCCTAAGCATGAACTTTGTTGCTCTCTTAGATGTCACTACCAATACTATGAGTCAAATTATTTTGACACATACTACCGCTTCAACAGCACTCGCAACTGACATTAAATACTCCGAAGTATGAGGTGATTTAATATGCCAGTCATTGACCCAACAAAATTAACAGTGTTGACTGTTAATGGAACTCTTACTACTATTGGTGCGGCTGTGCAAACCGAACTTCGCACGAGTGTCCCAACTGCCGCTGAAATGTATGACATTGAATATGTCCGTAGTGCTCAAGACCCAAGTAGGGTCACAGCATACATATTTTTTGAGGCTCCATGAGGTGATTAAGTATGAATAATAAGAAACCAATTAAAGGCCAACAACTCTCCGACCTTAAAAAAGGCACTAAACCCAAGTTGGGTATACTACCAG